TCCAATCTTCCTTATAATTAGTAGATAGCAAATTTTCATTGCCTCTTGAAAAGACAAGAGTATTTGACCTATTCCCGCCTTTATATATTGTATAAAGCATTTCTTTGGTGTTTCGGTTAAATCTTAACTTCGCACCAATTCCGTACTTTAAATAAACTTCCTCAGTATAATCATATAAGTTGTCATAAGTAACTTGTGTTTCATCTGCCACCACACTAGAAACGTCACTATCTGCAAATATAAATCCGCTTATGTTTCTTGGATCACCCTCGCCAATAGTTAAGTTCTTATCAAATAATTTAGTCTTTATTTCACTAACTAAATTTGCATTCTTTTTTAGAGTTGCTGTTGTCTTGATAATTCTTCTATCAACAATTTGCTTTGCCTCTCTACCTGTGGCAGTTATCCATCTTCCACCAGTTCGGCTATTTGCTCTTTCCAATTTCTCAATAATCCACATATTGCAATTAGGCTCAATTTGATATGCGGTTGTGTCCGCATTGGCAGGCAAAGTTATATAGTTATCTTTCTTCAATAATGCAAGATTATTAGATGTTGCCCTACAATAAATTTCAAATTCTCCACTACCATTAAAGGTATATTCAAAGAATATCTCCGCACCCTCAATCATTCCTACAATATCTCTGCCTTTGTTCCTTACTTCAACATAAGGTATTCTAATATCAAAACTATTCATTATTGCCACTTCCTCTTATGGAAGATTGAAAAATAAATCGTTTGACTTCCCTCCTCAGACCTTGCAAATAACTCATTATCTCCTGTTTCAAGTTGTAACCAATCATTGCCGCTATATATTATTGAACCTAAACCAACATCATCTCTATTAGATTTAATATACTTATCGCCTCTAATAGTGCTTATTTCGATCCAATCGCCAGCACTCATTACAACATTAACACCTATCCAATTATAGTTATCTCGTGTTATCCGTGGATTTGTTGCTGTATCTAGTGCCACAATTTGAATAACAACACCAGTAGCAACATCTCCCTCATTTGTTATAATCTTAGTAGAGTTTGTGTCTATTTCACCAAAAGGAACTCCTGTGTATGTAATTCCTGTTTTATCATCGGTATATGGATTATCACTAGGGAAATAAATCCCCCCATCATTAGTAAGTAATTTTTCTTCATTATCAAAAGGGAAATAGTGCATATCAATAACAACAGAAATATCTGTTATCATTGTAAGCACATCTTCCCAATATGGATCTGAACAATATAGTTGAATTTGCACCGCTACTTGCTCAGATATCCTCGTATATGGTGGCACTGTAACAATGCCCTCAATTTGAATTTGACTTCCATCATCTCTTGTTTCAATCAAAGTTGCTTTTTGTTTGGACTTAACAATAGAATTAAAATAGTTTAAACTATCATTAATTGGTGATTTTAGAGCATATGTTAAAGTAATAGTTCTTGGATTAGTCCTTATATGGTCTACTACATCGCCATCAAAGTATGGACTTGTGCTTGATGAAAATTCGTTATCAACTCCGTGCAAAGCATCAATTGCAGTTATAGTCATATAATTGTTATAAATTGCATTCATTTCAATGTTTTTTGCATTTATGAATTTTAACTCAATCATTAAGCACCTCCCTGTATAGCTTGATATAATTGCCACATTGCTTGACTATCTGCCATTGCTTTCTTCATTGCATATCTAGTTGTTGGCATATTGTTAAAGTTGTTGTAATAGTTGTTTGTTACTCCACCCAATCCAGCACCCTTTAACTCTTTCGCAACCATGCCCGCCATCATCTTTAAACCTTGTGTGTTCCTTTCAAGTGGTACAATTGCCTCTTTTCCTGCTTCGCCTATTTGTGCCAATGTTGCTTTATCAACAATACCGCCTCTTGCTAGTCTTGGTAGACTAATAGTTGGGATTTTGCTAATATTAACATTTGGTAATTGATTAATTAAATCAATAGCACCATTTATAGCATTTGGTATATTATTAATCGCTCTCTCAACCGTTCCAATGACTGCATTAATCGCACTCTTAAATGCTCCACCTATTGCATTAGCAACCTTTGTTCCAACTGATCTAAAAGTAGAAACTATACTATCCCAAATCCCACCAAAGAAGTTTTTAACACCTGAAAATGCGTTTTTAATTCCTTGCCAAGCCTTTTGGAAAATATCAGAAAACCACGAACCAACATTTTTGAAAGTGCTGGTAATTGAGTTCCAAATATCTGAGAAGAATTTTTTTGTTCCGCTCCAAGCATTTTTGACCGCATTCCAAGCAGTTTGAAATGCTTTACCTATCCAATCGGCAACCGCTTTTGCTGCACTCTTAATGTTCTTCCAAAGATTTTGCCAAAATTTCCTAAAACTCTCACAATTGTTCCAAAGATAAACAAATGCTGCAACTAACGCTGAAATTAAAGATATAATAATTCCTATTGGATTTGCTTTCATTACAAGGTTCAATGCCCTTTGTGCAATCGTTTGTCCTTGTGTCGCAAGGGTAAATGCTTTCATTGCTTTAACTACTCCTTGAATTATAGTAGTTGCTTTCCAAGCAACAAATGCTGCACCTATTCCAACCACACCAGCAATGATTGTGTCCTTGTTATCAAGCACCCATTGTAAGCCATCTACAATTTTAGGTATTATATCATTTACAAACTTGTCAAATGCTATATCAATCTTTCCTGCAAGTGCTTCAATGTTTATGTCCTCAGTAAGTTCTAGCATTTTCTCAACTATTTTTGTAAATCCCTCTCGGATTTTAGTTGTAATAGGTTCTATCTTTTCACCCATTGAAGCAACTGCATTTTGATAATTTATATTTGCTGTTTGAGCATCAACCATATCTTTGTTGTTTTTTCTATATTCCTCAGATACGGTATTTAAGCCCTCTGCTGCAAGTAAATTTGTTGCATAGGTTCTTCTTTGCTCTGCGGTCATCCCAGCAGTCTTTTCTTTGACTTCATCAAGGTTGTAACCCATTCTTTCAAGGAGTTCTGCAAATTGACCTGTTAGACTTTCGCCACCACTACCAATCCACTCTTGTAAACTATCCGCCATACCCTCAAATTTAAGAGTATCTTTCCACTTTAATGCTGCACCCTCTAATGAAGTTGTTATATCATCAAGTGCATCTTCCTTAAAGCCAGCAGTTAATAAGTTGTTTAAACCCTCAGTAATACTATCTTGATCGTTAAATACACCCATCAATTCGGTGAACTTATCACGAACTTTATCCGTGTTTGCTCCTGCATCTTGTGATGCACTATCAAGAGTTGCTAAGGTTTGTCTATATTCTCTTGTTGCATCCGCTAACCCAAGTACACCTGATATTGCATTTTTTGCTCCATTAACTAATGCGGTTAATCCGTTTGCAATAAATCCAGCAATCGCACCTTTTGCAACCGTAAATCCATCGCCAGCATCTTTTGCACTATCGCCTAAACCATCTAATGACTTGCCACCATCTTTTGCCTCTTTGCCTAGTTGGTCTAGTGATTTATTGTATTTCTCAATACTTGATTTTGTCTTGTCAATAGATGCTCTATACTTGTTTAATTCAATAGTGAGTTTTTGTGCTGCGGTTGAACTCTCGCCTTGCTCTTCAACTACTTTGTTATATTCTTTTTCAAGTTCTGCAACAATCTGCTCTTGTGCTTGCAAGGTTCTATTTAGTTGTGTAATCTTTGCTTTTAATCCATCTTGACTTTTCGCCCAATTACTTGAACCTTTTGTTGCAAGTTGGAACTCTGAATTGACCGTGCTTATATATCTCTTTAAAGAATTAATACTCTCTGAAAATTGAGATATATCCGCACGGAAATAGGTTGTTACATCAGTTTTGTTCCCAGCCATCTACTCACCTCCTTTCTAAAACCAACCACCATTCTTAATTGGTATTGGTTCTTGATAGTCTACTACATTATCTTCACTATTCTGCTCCCTGCTCACTAACACAGTACTTACAAATATTTCAAACACTTGATAGATTGGTGCATTATAAAGTTCATAAGGACTTGCTCCGCTATACTTGGTACACAATGTGTCTATCATCATAAATAATAATTCGCTAGGCATTGCCTCTTTTTGATTGCTTGAATTGCTTGAAGCAGTGCCTAGCAAACTTAGTTTTTTAGTGCTTCATTCGCCAACTCATTAAACTCTTTCGTAACCGCATAAAGAACTTCAAACTTGTTTTCAAGAGGAATACCAGCCAATTCTTCATCAGTAAGTTTTGGTATCATTATCTTAAAAGTTTTATCTAGTTCTTTTATTGCTTCTTCTGCTTTCATATCTTTATTTACCTTAATATCTAAATCTGCAAGTTTTGCTTGAATATGACTTGGTATTTGATAAATTGGATATGTCTTTGTTGGTTCTTTACTTGTGCAATCCGCAAATACTTTTAGTTCCGCTATCATTTTTATTTATCTCCTTTGTTTTAAAAAATTATATTAAACTGATTTTTCTTCTAAGGTGTCAGGTGTAGTTACCGCATCAAAGAATGTAGAAGTATCATATTTCTCATCATCCTCAGGCAACATAACTTGTGTTTGACTTCCACCCTTAGTAAATTTGAATACTGTTTCCAATGCACTAAATGTCATTTGTACTCCGTTACTATCAGTTCCATCATCTTTGGTAATGATAGTTTCTTCTCCAAATGAACAAGTTCCTTTTAAGCACCATACATAGAAACAAGTGTTATCGGTGTCGTAAATCTTGTAACCAATAGCAACTTGTGGTGGAGTTGCATTTGATGAACTCAAAACTAAACCACTATCAGTTTCAGTAAATTGTCCCTCTAATTCCGCTTTTACTTTTCCATCAATCGCTAGGCAATCAAATGTTCTTGTAAACTTAATTGCTGAGTTAGAGTTGAAAATTGCTGTGTTGTCCGCAAAGACCGTTGCTATTGATTGTTCTTGACCTGCTGCAATTTGTTTAATAAATGCAAGTTCTTTAACTTCGCCAGTTTCATAACCACTCGCATCATCTTTTGTAATTAATGCATAAACTAGATCTGAACAACCTCTCCATTGATTTGCTCTTTTTGCCATTAATTAATTCCTCCTCTCTATTTTTTGAACTTCTATACATCTAGCCTTGTATTTATCTATACCGCTATCAATAGGAAATCCCATTCCGCTTGCTATATAGTTTTTAGATTTTAGCAAACTTACAATATTTTCAAAAACAGGATTTATACTATCCCATTCCGTTGTGTAATAAATCACAGTAAATGGATATACAATTTCTAATGTTTGATTATCCGCATTAAGATTGTCAAAGGTTGTGTTCTCCCAAAATGTGATATAACTATCAGGCATATTCTTTGGAACACTCCCTTGCTCCCAAACATCAAATCCTGTTTCTTCTAAATCCTTACTAATATCAATCATTAATTTTTCTCCATTACTTCTTTTATTACTTTGTTAAATTCTTGTTGTTGAATTTGGTTTATCTTCTGCCTATGAATACCCTCGCCTTTTGCTGCATTCTTTAAATTACTATCAGGCAATATTCCTCGTGGTTTTCCGTACATTAAGAAGATTGAAGTTAAATTCGCTCCACCCTCTCCACGAATTTTGAAACCTGTTTTAATTGATGCAGTTGTTCCATCCCACTCAACTTTTGTATCTTTAACGAATGACTTTTTTGTTTTGCCTGTCCTGTTAAAGTTGATTGGAGAACTAGACATTGCTCTTTCAATCTCTGCTGTTACATACTTTTGAGTTTCGGTAAGTGAGTTCTCAACCGCTCTTTCCACACCATTAATTCCTGCAAGTGTTTCAAGTTGCTTTGATAGATTTTTTAATTCTTCAAACTCAATAGAATAACCCTTTGCCATTATGCTCCTGCCTCCACAACTTCAAGAGTGCAAATCATATATCTATTTCTCATCTCTACATTTTCAACATTCGTGATTTCATAAGTTGAACCATAAATATTAAATCTGCCCTCTTGCTTTATTTGTGGATCGTACCAACAAGTAAAGGTTATTGATTTATTGATTAACTTTAATCCGTTAATCTCGGTTTCGCTTCCACCTTTTTCTTTGAAGTGTCCTTTGAACACTCCAACTCGGTTATATGCTTTCTGCTCCCTACCATTTGTTTTCTTTCTAGTACAAGAGTAATACTCCGCTGGTGTATTCATTTGTAAACTTCGTTTAATTGGTTGATACATCTTAAACCTCCTTTCTCGGATGAGTTAAAGCAAGTTGAGAAATTCGGTTGCTAGTCATTGCAGATAAACCGCCATTGTCAACAATATCTGTTATTATTTGAGCGATAACACCAACAGAGCAAGCACTATCAATAGTCTCATCATTAACTCCACTATTTGCTAAAATGCTTTTTGCTTCGGTAATCCAACCGCTCAAAAATTCATTGTGATAATCACTTGTATAGTTAGTCATAACCTTGACTTTTTCTAATAGTTCTTGCTCTGTCATTTGTTATCTCCTCTTTTATTTTAGTTGCTTAAAGGCACATTAATTAGGCAGTTGCACCTTTCTTAACTCTTACAAATCCTCTATAACCAACTACATTACCACCAGCAAATACACTTGCTTTGTAGCAAACCATACCTGATTTAAATTTGAAATCATTTGATTTTTGTACTTCAACTGGACTGAATGTTACAACTTGATATGCTTTTGGTGAACCATAAACAATTGCTACTTGATCCTCAGTTGCGTTGTCCCAAGCAGGTAGATTGTTGTTAATGATATAAGGAAAGCCATTGATTGTTTGTGCTTTGTAATCAATCTTATATTCCCAATCTCCTCTTTCTGCATTGTAAACTTCATCAAATGCTTTCAAAGTTAATTTGTGCATTTGTAAAGCACCGCCACCATAAATTTCTTCATCGCCTGCGTGAGCATAGATGATTGTTTTTAATGTAGTTTTATCAATAGTGTTTATAGAAATATCATCAGTTGCTTCAAGTGCCTCAACATCACTTGCAGTAATTCCCTTAAATGTATTTAAAGTTCCTGCACCTGCTGTAATTTGTTGAGCAAATTTTTTCTTCAATGCTACATTAAGATTTTTCATAACTATTTTTTCATAGTCAATTGCTGGTAATTTTAATGCTTCTTCAGATACTTCCGTATAGATTGTTAATTTTGCTTTTGCAATATTACCATATGCAGTTACAGGATCTTCTTCGTGGTAATCTTCGCCCTCGTTTGTTAATCCTGCTGTTCCATAACTCTTAACAAATGCAAATTCTAAATTTTCTCCACCATCTACACTTAATCCATCTACTGCATCTACAATGCCTGAAAATTGTTTATAAGGTGTATCTACAATATCATTTGCTTGATGAGTTGGTACTAAAATTTCACTTGTAGAAATTTTAACACTTCTACCCTCTAATAATTCTTTTGCTCTTTCTTCTCTCTTCTTAATTTCTGCTGCTCTTTCCTCAGCAGTTTCAATAGTTACTTTTCTAATTTCTTTGTTTGCCATTTTCTTTCTTTCCTCCTCTAATAATTCTTCATTTTCTTTGTCAATTTCTTCTTGACTAATTTCTTCTTCGTTTTCTTCTGCTTTCTCTTCTACTTCGGCTGGCACTTCCTCAGTAGGTGCATTTGTGATTTCCGCAATTTCATCTTGAATAACTTTGATTTCTTCAACAATCGCATTTATTGTTTCTTCGGTTGATGCGTTTGGATCAAGTTCATCAAGTTGTCTTTGCTTCATTAATTGTCTTGCTTTAAGGTCAATTAATTTTCCCTCTCTTTCTTGCTTAGTCATTTTTCCAAATACCTCCCATTATCAATTTGACTTTTGCTTGTGCTTTTCTTTTTGCGATTTCCAACTTGCGTTTTTCATCATCAGGTTTTGCCTCCTGATTATTCCCAACACTTGCAACCTCGTTCTCCAACTCAGTAGGCTTGTTTCGTTGAACTAATGCCTCTTGTCCCTCAGTTTCCTTGTTCTCCAACTCGGTCACATTGGTAGTTGAGTTCTCCAACTCAACAGGCATAGCCTCCGCCATCGCCTTGCTTCGTGCAATTAGGCTTGTACTATCATAAGCAGGTATATCAACCGCACTTACATCAAATAACTTTCCAATCCTCTTAATAACTCTCTTAATCGGTTTGCTTCTATGGTCTATATCTTCTTCTTCAACCGTAAATGCAAAACTCATTTTATCTAAAAGCCCTGCCTTTACCATCTTGTAAAAATCCTTATTTGATTGGGTGTCAATTAACTCCGCTCTCATATGAACTCCTTTATCATCAGGTGTTAATATAAGACTTTTATTTCTTGTTCTTGCCATAATCGGTGAAGTGTCATTGTGGTTATATTTCAAACAACAATCTCGCATATCCGCTTCATCAAGTGCATGTGGATCAATGCTTTCAATCCAACCCCACTCTTCATCACCAATCATTGTTTCTTGGTTGAAAGTAATAGGATAACCCTCTAATACCATTACATCTTTTTCTTCTTCGCCATCTGCTCTTTTTTCAACTTTCAAGAACTCATTAGGATTAATATCTAGGTATCTTAATTCTTTCTCTTTCTTAACCTTTGACATTCTTTGCACCTCCTCTCGTTTCTACTTTCTTTGATGCCTGTGGTCTTGTTTCTACTTCTTCCTTAAATTTGTAATCAAACTCTAATTCACTATCCTTATATTGCAATTCTTGTACTTTATTATTCTTGCAAAATGCAATTATCTTTTGTTTCTTCTTCTCTTGCTCATCTAACATAGTGTCAATAATCCCTGCTGTAATCTTTCCATTAAATGTTATCTTCATTCTCCACCTCCTTGCTCACTTCTTCACTTGATTGCTTATTCATTGGTTCTCCACCAGCATTTGTCATTTGGTATGTGTTTGCAATCGTAACATCTACATAGTTCAATGATTGCAACCTTACATCTCCGCCCGAATATGGTGGCAACCCTATCATTTCAAGCATTTGGTTATTTGTAATCGCTCCTCTTTCTGATAGGATTTTCATTTGCTCAATTATCTCTGCATTTGTCATTGTTTCGGTCTTATGATAATTGAACTTAATCATATTTCCAATATTCCTTTGAGTTTGAGTAAACATTGTTTTTGTAAATGCTTGATTTAACATTGTGATTAAAGGTTCAAGTGTCGTATCATACCAAGCCCTTTTAATTTCCGCAGTGGCAGTTCCATCTAAAACTGATTGCGGCACTCCATAGTTTCTTAAAATCTTCATGTCTATAAAGTTTAATGTATCTTTATCTACTAACTTCACATCTCTTTTAACAGGCACATATTCGGTCTTAACATCTAGTCCAATAATTCCATTCTCTGATTTTTCTAACTTTCGGTTAAACTCTTCAATGTTATTCTCAACTGTACCATCATCTACCATTGTGTTATATTTCACAATTCCATTTACTTTTTGACTTACTTCTATTCCAGTGCCAACACTTTCAAGTAATTTGTGATTTATCTTTAATGTTGTTAATAATGCTTCGTTGTTCGGTCTACCATATTGATCGCCACCAAAGAAATCATTTAATGCATAATTTATTTTCAAGTGAATTATCTCGTTATAATTAACATACAACTCTCTTCCATCTGCTACATCAAAACTAACTGATAATATCTCATTAACTCCATCTTCATTGTCTTGCTCATAATATGTAACTTCTCTTGGATTGATAGGATATAATGCTTTGTAATCTCTATACATTCTTCCTGTTCGTTCATCAGTCTTTAATTCATAGACAGGATATATATAACAATTTAGATTCAAGTAAAGTAACCAAATACATTTCTCAATAAAATCTGCTGTTGTCATCATTGGATTTGGATTATGCAAAATCCTATGAATGCTATCATCTACCGTTGTGCTTAATCCATTCTTCTTTCTTATGTGGCAAGGTTCTAATTTCTTCATTTCTTTTGCAATGGCATTTATACATTGTTGCACCGTGTCGCTTGCATATATGTTATCGCCAAAATTACTTGACCTTGCCATAACACCAGTTTGAGTAAATGCTGGTTTTGTTCCTTGTTTGCTTTGCTTCGGTTTAAAAATATCACTCAACCATTGCCCTAAACTTCTCTTAGCCAACCTTACACCTCCTATCTATTTATTAATTTTAAATATTCTTCTTTGTTCTTATTCAAAGTATATAAAGCAATAACCATTGCAACCGCTCCATCAATTTTCTTATATGGTTGATTTGGTGGTTTTGCTAATTGACACTTATCTCTATTGTCAACTTCAAGAACACAATTCAACAAGTTCCATTTCAATATAGGATTGTTATTGTAATTAATGTTCTTCGCTTTCAATTCATCCTCCACTTGTCTAATAGATGAGTTCAATATGTTTTTACTTTGTACAACTTTCTCACAAGTATCATTATAGAAATACCCCTCCATCTTCTTAACAAATGGGTCTGCATTCCACGGATCGTAACCAACTCTAAATGGTTTAATATTGTACTCTTTCTTAATACTCCACAACCAATCCGCTATCATTGCAGGGTCGTTATCAAATTCATTCGTTGGAACAATTAATTTCTCTTTTAACCAGTCCTTGTACTTCGCTCCGCTATCTTCGCTATTTTGAATTTTATTAACAGGTAAAAAGTACTTCATATAAACATACTTCTTATTGCTGTTTGGTTTCATAAACAATAATGCAATCGCTGTTAAGTCGCCTCGCAATGAAAAGTCTGAACCGCCAATATAGAAACAATTCCTGAACTCTTCTAAATCAAATACTTCTTCATTCTCAATATCATCTAACATCATCCACGCTTCAGCATTGTTTTGCTTGATATTGAAATCCTTACAAAGCATTTTGATTTTTGCTTCCTTGCTAAACCTAGCAAGTGCAATTTGTTCTTCTAGGTATTCCCATTTTTTAACTCCATACTTTAAACTTGGATTTGACTTTTCCCATAGTCTATTCTCTCTATTACCTAACCAAACTTCATTCTCACTATCTTGCTCAAATAAGAATGGTAGAAAATGAATATTACTCTCAGGGTCATCAATTACCGCATTACATCTCTTTAAGTATTCATCATAGAAACCATCTACAATATGACCTTGTGTTGAACAACTTAATGCAGACTTCTCATCGTGTGGAGATTGAGCCCTTTTTAAAGCATCGTATATTTCATCATCTTGTGCATCGTGGCATTCATCAAGATAAAACTTTTTGCAGTTGAAACCATCTTTGTTTTGTGTCTTGCTAGACAATCTAAATATAGTAATATTCTTTTTGTGATTATAGATATTAACTAAATTATGATTGGTTAGTTCTTTCTTGGGGTCTAACCGCTGTTGCATTCCAGCAGTTTCGCTCCATATCAATTTCGCTTGCCTATCATCATTTGATGCTGTAACAATATCTACTCCGCCCTCACCAATAAATAAATCCGTATTGGCATCTGCTGCAAATAAACTTGTCTTGCCATTCTTCCTTGCTATCTCTATATGTCCCTCGTTGTATCTCCTAAGTCCTGTGTCTTTCATATAGAAACCATAGTATGCTTCAAAAAATGCTTGCTCCCACAACATTAATTTCATAGGCACATTGTAATAAGGTGCTTTGCCTTGTAAACAATGATGCTCTATAAATCTCATTCTCTTATGTGCATAAGTCGGATTAAACACAAACCGCTCATCTTCCATACTATCTAGCAAATGATTAACTATTGTTTTAATCTTCCAACCAACCACCACATCGCCTGTCTTTATTGCCTCCGCATACTCTTTAATATAACTATGCATATTCCTCCAACATCTTCGCTAGTGGACTTTCATCATCAAGTATTTTTTGTTTGTTAAATATTTGAACAAGAGTACGCATTGCATTTATTTTTTGTTGCTCCGCTTCCTTTAATAAATCGTGTGCTGGTAATTTCCTTTGCCTTAATGGGTTGTTTGGATCAACTTCGTATGTCTTGCATTTCTGCAATTCGCTAACCTTTACTTCCCAATACTCTATATCTTTCAATAATGATTTCGCCATTGGTTTTTGTTCATCGGGTAAGTCATCTATCGCTTTCGCTGTCAAATCATACTCACTCATTCTATCAACTCCTTTGTTTTCGCACTTTATGGACTTTTTAAGGTCATTCAAAAAGTTTCAGGGATTTTCAAAAAAAAATTTCAAAAATTTGTCCCGTGTTGAAATTAAGTACCCCACCACAGTTCCCCACCAACCAAAAAATAGTAAGGGCTGGGCGGGTATCACTTCACTTGGTCTAACTCATTCATATCGGTAATGATATTTACATTTGGATAATTAATATCAATGGTGTATTTACCATTAGGAAGATTGACACAAGCCTTAGATAGATACTTAACACCTTTCTTTATTTTCTTGTTATCGCTTATTAATTTAACTTTAAATGTTAGGTTATTTGCTTTCATATCTGCTCCTTTGGAAGTTACAAGAGTTGCACTTGCTATATCTACTACTTCCACATTGCCTATGAGTTGGTTATCGCAACATCATAGGACTTTCATTGATAGTCTTTCCTATCAGTCAGACAAAAATTTTAATAGGATTAAGATCTTGAGCAATATAGGACTTGCACCTAACCAATTAAGGCTCTCTTATTTTATTGCTCACATTATCCCCTCGCTACTGCAAAGGGATATGTGGAGTGAACATGAAGTAAGGCATTAGGTAGGTTATAAGACAAAGGTAAACTTATAACCTTTCGCCTTATGTGCTGTGTTTCTTTAAGGTCTAACCGTTGCTTTAAAAGACCACAATTACATTTGTTATAATTATTATATCATTTGTTGCTAATAGACACATTATCTATTCAGTGAACTTATCAAAGTAATTATTGATATATCTTTCATATTCAGGAATAGACCGCCCACAAGGATTGTTGTATAAGTTTTCTAAACACTTCTCTTTTGGTGTGTCTATATGTATTAATTCAGCATTGTACTTATCCGCCATCTTATTCCTAGTTGTGCTTAATGCCTCACCTGAGATTATATAAGCATTGCTCCAAAACCCTGTCCTCATATATATTTGGTCTAAGTATTCATTCCATAATGCAAATACTAAATCCTTATATGTATTAGGTTTGGTGTATCTTGGTTTCTTGCTTACAAACTCCCATAAATCATCTATGTCAACAATAAGGTCATTCTCTCCTGCTTGCTCTCTCGCCCAACTTGTCTTGCCACTGCAATAACTACCATATACTATGTATACTTTCTTTCTAGGATTGCCACCTTGAAACCTTTCGTGGATCTTATTATGACAAGCAAAATGCACAATTTGTATATTGTCAGGATTTAATGAAATATTGTAATCCGTGTAATTTGTGTCGGTTAATTCTATTTTATGGTGAAATATCATTGAATGTTTATTCTCGTTTGATTGTGGATTAAATTGTTTTAATATCGGTTTGCCACAATGCTCACAATATACTCCGCCATCTTCCTTTGTTCTTTCAGTCAAGACTTTTTGCTTGCATAAGTACCATTCTTTACTTTTGTAAAAACTATGCCTTGAATTAATAATCATTTATTCACCCTTTCTATTCTACTACCTCAACTGTCAACATTGTCGGTATATCTCCACTACCATTAAATACATCGCCAGCAAGTGCATAATATTTTAAATAAATAATATCACCCTCACTAACTGAAAGTACTCTTGTTGGTATTGTAAGAGTTGCATTTTCATTTGTTGCTGTAAATCTTTGTGTTGCCCAACCAACCGTTGCACTATTCTTATATATTCTTAAATGTTTAATACCCGCCCCTCCAGCTGGTACTACTTGTGATTGTGCAGATACTTTTATTTTTGATACATTCGCACCTACTCTAATTCCGCCACCACTAATGGTTAATCTATCTCCAGCACTCTCATATTTGCTTAATGTAAAGTTTTTATATGCAGAAGCATTCGCACTAGATATGGTTAAATTTGATGATAAATATGCTGTCATTATATTTGGTGCTTGTGATATTTTATTCCAACTCCCCCAAACTCCAGCCTCTTTATCTCTACAATAAACATTCCCTGAATTTCTAGCAAACCATATTTGTTTGTTATAATTTGTCGCATCGGTTGAGTGTGGCAGATTGATTAAATAACCATTTTGCACTGGTTTGTTTGTACAATCATTGCCATATCCAACAATTATATCTCCTGATATGTTGTTTAAGTTTTGATTTGAAATATCTTTCATCTCAATCAAGTGTTCATCTATATCACTTATTGAATAAACTTCATTTGCATTAATTTGGTTATTCGCTTTTAAGGTCTTATATTGTGCCAATGTTAATTTGTTTATAACCACATTGTTTGTTGTCGTAACACTCATAAACACCTCACTTTTCTATCCCCAAATCTTCAACGTACAAGTGCTTAATGTTGGTTTATTTGTAAGGTCGTTGTATGAGCCGCTAAATAACTCGCTCTTATCTGCTTTGCTTGATTGTAAAGAAGTAATATTGCTTTCTGTTGTACCTACTCTTGTAGTCAATGCTGTAACATCACTTGCATTTGCTTTATTGCCAATAGAATTATTTAATGCTTCTACTACACTTGCATTGTTTTGAATTGCTGTTGCTACTTCACCCAATGTATCTAATGTTGTTGGTGCTGAATTTACTAAATCCGCCACCTTTTGATTAACATAACTTGTCGTTGCTTTATCTGCTACTGCATTTTGTACATATGTTTCACTTGCTAAACCACTAATACTTGGAATAGTTGGTTTGTCCGTTAAGTCATTATATGAGCCACTAAATAAAGTTGGTTTATTAGTTAAATCGGTATATGAAACACTTGGCATTTGAGATGCTGCCAACTTGCTATCCGCTCCTAATGTTGCAACACCATTTGCTGCTCCTTTTTCAGTTGTTGATACCGCTCCAATACCTGAACAAGTAATATCAGGTAAATCACTCTCGGTTATAAATCCACTATCATTTGCTAAATCACTTGTTTTAGTTGGAATAGTTGGTTTGTCGTTTAAATCATTGTATGAACCGCTTGTTGCAACTGCTTTAAGATTTCTTAATTTCTCTTGATCTGCAATGGTTACATCTTGGTTAATCCAGACCTCATCTGCAATCATTGTTTCAGTGATAATACCACTTGCAACTTTTAAATCATACTCCGCTTTTGAAATTTTGTTAATTACTGGATTTGTAATACTTCTTGTTTCTGCCATAGATTATAATTCCTCCTTTCCATCTATGAAATTTTTGTATATACCACACCATCTATGGTGATAGTACCATTTGCATAAATGAACATCTTAATTGAACTATCTTCAAATGTGAGTATTCCTGTATATTGCTCATTAGATACTTCAATCTTATATGTTCCGCTCTTTGTCGTTCCACTCACTACTTCCGTAAATGTTCTATCATTCTTGAATGTATAACTTGCTGTATAATCCGCACTCGCAAACATTCCATAAATAAATTGATATAGATAACCATCATATACACCTAAAATAACTAAATGATTGTTTACAATTTCACATAAGTATTTAGTGTCTTTTGCATACTCATAATTATATGGTTGATCTACTCCATTAATTGTTACTTTTGGTATTCTATCTATCGTGCTAAATTCAAATGAATAATGCTTCAATTCCGTTGTTATTGGTTCTGCTAAACTTATTGTTAAACTATTAGTTACATCTTTAATAACATAATGTTTGTTCGGTTCTAATGTTATATTAACACCGCTTATTTCTTCTACTGGTATTGTTGAACTGCCTCCACCAGCACTTATAACATTGTCTACTATTGATATATTAGAACCTGCTATTAAAGTGTCTTGCTTGGTGCTTAACATTGCATCAACATCACTCTTCGTATAGTAGTCGGTTAAGCCTGCTCCACCGCTAACCTCAATGTTGTTAATTTGCCTTTGTAAGTCCGCTAATATATCAGGATTGCTTTCTATCACTTTCTCGATTGCATTGATTGAACCTGAAATACTAAAATCAAACTTATTTGACTTCCACACAACACCGCTCTCATCTTTCGCCACAACTTGACATACTAACTTGCCTATTACATCAAGCAAGTTAATTCCTAAGTTGTATTCAAGATAATTGTTATTTGCAGTTAATTTTGGTGTTACAAACTTTATCCCATCTGCTTTCTCAAATTCTATGTATAACCATTCATTTATTATTGAGTTAGGTAATAAGATACTAAATGTCTTGCTAAGGTTCTCATTCTCCATAGCAAGTATTGTTATATCTTTCTTAACTGAACCCCTTTCATCTATTATTATAGGAATTTTGTTTACCATAACTCCCCCTTTTAAATATCTACATTTGATGTTGTTACACTTACAATTTCATAACTTGGATCAACAGGTACTGAAATGTATCTTGCATTTAATTGCTCATAAGTCCAACTAGATTGTGCAAGTGCCAATGATGTGTATTGATAGTATATTCTTTGATTTGGTTGAATTTGATCCGCTGGTATTAAATTACCCTCTTCATCATAAATTTTATCTCCTAAATCGTAGAAACAATATCCATCACTTGAATGTAACTCTCTTCTTAAATAAGTTGTACCTCCAATAACAAGGTCATACTCTTCTAGGTATAAACCTGTTTGAAGTTCTACCCAACTTGGATCTATTGTCGCCATATATTTACCTCCTTAACTAAGCGATTTGCCAATTTTTCAAATATGCATACGCAGATATAAGCATTGCTCCCTCATCGGTACTTTCGCACACTTCACAAGGTTTCTTGTTTTCTATATAAGGGTCTGCTTCTATTTGCTCCGCTGTTGGTGTGATTAATTTCACATAAACATCTACTAATTTTGCTGTATTTGCTGTTCCCATTGTGAGTTTATATGTGGTTTCTCCACCTGAATAATCCCATAATTCTTTAATGGTATTTACTAGACTGTCTATCGTTAGTAAATGCCCATAACTCGTTCCTGAGCCTATTTGTATCTCTTTTTTAATATTTTTTAATGTGATAGTTGTTAGTTTACTACAATCGCTAACCATACCATAGGTGCTTGTGGCAGATTGCAAATCTATTACACCTTGTATTGTTTCTAGAGAACGACATCCGCAACAAAAGTAATTCATATTTACTACATTGCTAGTGTCTAATGAACTCAAATCTAGACTTGGGGAAAACCCACACGAATAAAACATAAGCTCCATATTTCTTACATTACTCGTATTGAATGAACTCAAATCTAGACTTGTGAGGTTGCTGCAACCTCTAAACATTTGGAACATGCTCGTCACATTACTCGTATTGAATGAACTCAAATCTAGACTTGTGAGGTTGCTGCAACCATAAAACATGTTTTGCATGCTCGTCACATTACTCGTATTGAATGAACTCAAATCTAGACTTGTGAGGTTTCTGCAATTTTCAAATACACCCTCCACATTTCTTACATTACTCATATTGAATGAACTCAAATCTAGACTTGTGAGGTTGCTGCACTGAGAAAACATACCTTTCATGGTTATTACTTCACTAGTATTGAGATTTTGTATAAAATCTAGATTTGTTCCTGTATAATAATAGAATAGATATTGACAACTATTTGTTTCATCCACCCTTTGTTGTAACATATCTTGATCATTGTTACTCTCTTGATTAATAATTACGGAGGAAAATATTTCTTTTCCGTTAAAATATGCCATAAGAACCTCCTACCCTATAATCTTTCGTACTGAATAAATAGTTGTTTGTATTCGCATACTACTATTAAGTGAACCATCAACATAAAGTTTTCCATCACTTATAGTTATGCCATTTTCTGTGATGCTACATATACTTTTCATGTCGCAAGATTGACCTGATGTGTTCCAAGCACTACTTTCTAAACAAATTTTACAATCAGTAGATGTAAAATAAACTTTTCTAAATCTAGGCTCTATATTAAAAATTGTTGGATTTCTTAAACCATATACAATTTCAAGCCAATTACCAGCAACAATAGGCTCTGAAAAAGGTACTGTCACCTCTCCCTCTGAGCTACTATTTGTTGGATTTGAATAATTTTGATAAATAACCCTGCTCCTACTTACAATATCCTCTCCAACCTTTATTTTGCCACTAGTCATATCAACTATGTTTTCTACATTATCTTCATCTCGTAAAGCAATTTTAAGTTCACCACTTCGCAATGCTTCTATATCCTTGTCTAATAAATTTAAACTAGAACCAAGAATATCTATCATATTGTTTATTTGTCTTAATGTTGTGTCATCTGTGATAAGTGCAAACATATTTGACTTATCTCCATTCCATGCATCCCACTCCGCTTGTGTGCCACTCCATACTTTAAAACCTAAACCAGTATGTTGATCTATAATCTCATTAACCGCTGTTCTAGGTATATATCCTATTGGCACTTGCCCTCCATTAGCAAACATCTCTTGGAATAAATGTGCTACTTGCGGTACGGTTAAAACCCTATGCCTACATTTCGCATCACAAAAACCCCAAACTTCCAAAGTGTCTATATTACTTAAAAATATCGCTTGCAAAGTTGTGTCCGCTGTTATAGTAAAGGTGTACTCCGCCATTGCACTAACAATTCTTCCCTCTTCATCTATCCAATAAAGAAAAGAATAATTAGTGCTTGGAGTTGCTTTTATCGTTACTTCGGTATTCGCTGAATAACTCCCTGCTCCTGTTACGCTTCCTTTAACATCAGTTGCTGTGTTATTCGTTGTCAAGTTTAATGTCGCCATTTCTTCCCTCCAATATGTCTATTACTTTTTCAAAATCCGTTTCATCTACTTTGTCTATCCATTTATCTTGTATCGTTTTCATTGTTTCAAGCCTAAATTGTTTCTCTTTCATTTCAAGTGTTTGTGGATCGCCAGTCCACTTCTCTTTCTTGTCCCAATGCTTTAAGAGAATTAGCCCTGCTGTTGTGTCCGCTGCTTGATGTTTCTTATGTTTTTCCGTATAGATGAACTCCGCTTGATCTTCGCTTGCTCCTCTTGGTTTCCTGTAATATGTTTTTGTTTCTTCATAATCGTAACCAATCGCTCTTTTGTAAAGAGCATTTTTTATTTCTTCAACCAATGGTTCTCTGCTGTACTTTTCTAAGTTCGCCAATTCCGTTTTTTCTGCCTTGTATTTATAGAAAGAACTTTTGCCAATTTTTAATGCTTCTATTATTTCTTTCTCGGTCAATCCTGCCTTGTACCATTCTTCTATTTTTGAAAGATTTGGTTTAATCGTTTTCTCCCAAACATCTTTCCTACCTACTTTATTACCATTTCCTTTGTTTTTGCTGGAAGTGGTGCTTTTCTTATCACTCATTAACACCGCCCTCTTTTATTAAACTACTAAACTTTAAGCACTAAATATATTCACTTGTCAAGCGTTTTTTGCATTTTTTCAAAATTTTTATATATTTATAAATTTTGATAATGAGCATATTCTAGTAACTCTCTCTTTAACCTCCTATGATATTTCATTAAATCATTCTTTCTCTTCCAAGATTTTGTTCGTTTAATATCCCGCTCCACTTTCATAATTTCTTGTAAATGTCTTTCTATCGCTTTCATTCCTCCACCTCTTGATGTTTAATATTTTTAACCAATACCGCTTTTTGCCCTGTGAGTTCTTCCCATCGCTTAATAATTACATCACAATAAGTTGGACTTAATTCATTTGCATAACACACTCGCCCTAATTCTTCACAAGCCAATAATGTACTACCGCTTCCACCAAATAACTCTAAAACAATCTCGCCTTGCTTTGTGCTGTTCTTAATTTGCTTCTTCATAAGTCTTACGGGTTTCATTGTTGGGTGATCCGTATTCTTCAATGGCTTGTTCTCATAAATAATTGTGCTAGGTTCGGTCAAATCTAAGATATACTCTCTCAATTCTTCAGTAGTCATCAATTCTAAATCAATAGTGTTGTCAATGACTGTTGGTTGCTTTCGGTTCTTAACAAAGTAATGCCCTGCTCCACTCTTCCAACCATATAAGCAAGGTTCATGTTTCCATTGATAATCTTGTCTACCTAAATTGATTGAGTTCTTAACCCATATTAAACATTGCTTAACCTCCCAACCCACAAACTCGCAAGCCTTTCTAAACTGCAAACTTGCACTCTCACTATGCCATATATAAAATACCCCACCATCTTTTAAGTTCTTGTCGGCAACTGATAAAACATCGTTCATAAATTGTTGAAACTCATCATCTTGCATATTGTCATTTGCTATTGTCATTCCTTGACTATTCTCAATCGCCACATTGTATGGTGGATCGGTTAAAAGCAAATCCGCTTTCTTTCCATTTAATAAAAATTGAATATCTGAATTAATCGTGCTATCTCCACATAATAAATAGTGTTTACCTAATTGCCATAAATCACCCTCTTGCGTTCGTGGTCTTTTTTCTACTTCTTCTATTGTTTCTTCAATGTCAAACTCATCAACATCTTTCGGTTCTTCCATAAAATCAGGAATAAAGTCAAATCCAAACTCCTGCATGTCAAACGTTTGCAAGTCTGCTAATTCTTGCTCCAACATCTCAATATTAAAGCCACTATTCATTGTTAATTTATTGTGGATAAGTCTATATGCTTTCTTTTGCTCATCCGTTAAATGCCCTAATATAATTACTTCCACTTCGTCAAAGCCTAATTCCTTTAATGCTAGGTATCTACCGTGTCCCTCAATAATTTCGCCATTACTATCAATAGCAATTGGATCATTATTCCCAAAGTCTAAAATACTCTTCTTGATTTGCTCTATTTGTTCTCTTGGATGTTCCTTTGCATTTAGTTCATATTCTTTTATTTCATCTATCCCTACAACTTCAATTCGCAATTTTACTCATCCTTTCAAATTGTTTCACATGAAACATCTTCATATTTTAAGTTGCGTAAAGTAGCAAAAAAGAGCAAAGAAATTAATCCTTGCTCTTATTTAGTTCTTGCTCTATTTCTTCTCTTACTACTTGTTTAGTGTTCTTGCCACTAAACTTTAACAGGGTAGCCCACCGCTCCAATTTTTGTTGAATATCATAAACTCTTGGCAATTGCTTCTGCAACTTTCTTCGCTCCTGCTGTATTATAAATCGCTCGGTCAATTAGATTATCAATAAAAAATAATTCTATTAATAATGCTTTCGGCTTAGTGTGTTTAATAACATAAAGATTAGATCCATCTTTAACCCCCCTGTTATTAAATCCAAGTTCTTGCATATTCGCACAAATGTCTACTGCTTCTTTATGCTTTTTGCCTTTCCAAGTAAACACCTCACAACCTTTCCCATTGTGGCTTGTACTTGCGTTTGTATGCAAAGATATAAATAAATCAATGTTTAATTTATTTGTTAAATTGCATACTTGCTTTAAATAAGAGTTTTGACTTGTTGCCCTATCAATCGTACTATTAAACACTCTATGCCCTTTTGCTTGTAATAACTTTGTTAATTCTTTTGCAACCTCTCTTGTAATATCTCCCTCATACCAACCTTTGTAATATGCTCCTGCTCCCTTTTCGCCTTTTTCCGTATGCCCTGCATTTATGGAAATCCGCATCTTATCAAGTCCTTTCAAGTTATTCGCAATCCATTTAATTTGCTATACTTATATTATATCAAAATAGTTTTGATTTGTGTGTAAATGAAACATTTGCTGCAATAAAAAAGACAGGTGTTTATTCCTGTCCTCCTTTCATTATTTCTTTATGTATATCTCTTCTTAATTGATCTCTTCTTTGTTGCCTTTCATCATACAAAATAGGTTGTATCAAAGGTTGCACACAATCTGCAATGCAAGGTTGCACACAATCTGCAATGCAAGGTTGAAAAATAGTAAAACAACCAACAAGTTCTTTAATCTTCTTTTCGCATTCATTTTTAGAACTGCATTTTTGGCATTTTTCACTCAATTTATTGTATGCTGTAAATCCAATGCAATCACTCATCATCACCCTCCAATAATGCAGGGTTATCGTGTATGTTGCCTATTACTTCAATAATGTTTTGGTCGGCTCTCTCATCATTAAAGTTTAAACTTCCACCACCAGTAACTCGTTTTTTCTCAATATCAAAATGTTCTTGATAAAAAGAAGATTTTTCTTCATTCCAATAAATTCTATGTAAAGACATTAAATCCTTATTATGAAAAGATGTGCTTGGTGCATACATATTAGTTCTAATTAGTTTAACAATATCACCCTCAAAGATTTTTGTTCCATTCTTATCACATAGTCCTGTATATTGTCCTATGGTTTCAGAATTGACCTCTACCTTTGCTAATTGATAACTATAAGGATTAGTACACCCACTATGATAAGACATATCTTCATCAAAAACATAAACATAATCACAAATGAATGTCTTGCCATCTGCTTCTACTGGAACACCATAAGCCCACCTACCTATTCCAATACTCTTTCCTCTAAATTCTATTTCTCTCATAGATCACTCCTTTATAAAATTATTTGTTATTATATATAGTCTTTCTTCTTCTGTTCTATTTCTCTTTTCTTGTCTTAATGGCTATTTCATCTGCTAACTTGTGCATTTCTTGTTCATATAATTTATAACACTTCTTTGTTGATAAAGTACCTATTTGTATAATATCCCAAATTGGATTGGTCTCACAAATTATAAAATCATCTAGCCCGTTCCAGTATTTTAAACCATCCTCTATTTTATTTGCAAAAGGGTAAAATTCTATTCCTACCATATTTGTTCTACTAAACTCTTTCTTTTGGAACATTCTATCTAACTTGTTTATGTTTCTGTATAGTGTTTTAAATGTTATTCCTTTTTCCCTCATCCAATTTATAATAATGGTTTTCTTTTGTTGACAACATGCTAATGCTAGAAATTTTGTTGGATATATTTGTTCACATATATCACAATGATGATAATCAAAAACTCCATCTGAATGACTAAACATTTCTATGTAGTTTCTATTCTTTTGTTCGTATTCTAAAAAATTCATCTGCCCTCCTTTCTCTATTTTATTTGCTCAGGTTTTTCAAATCTTCGAGTATAAATTATTTCATCTACCACTTCACAATCTATATCATAAGCATCATTCCAATACTCAAACAAATCAATATCAGTTGGCAAATATGCAACAATATTTGCATAACTATCATCTGCACTAAACCCAGTACACCAATAATCTGCTAAATCTTTTAATGGTCTAAAATCATCTACTGATCTTGTTTTAAATCTATATCTATTAAGCATCTATCCCTCCTAAAATTTTAAATCTTCTGGTCTTGTTGCTTTACTATGCAACTCATTACCATATCTAACAAATACATATCTATCATTTACACTTGTTATTACACCAAATTCGTATTGACTCTTATCACAGTACGCAAAGGGTATGTAGGTAACATATCTTCCTATATTGTTTCTTGCTTCTTCTAATGTCATACTTCCTCCTTTTACCAACTAACAACCTCATTAACTATTTCTTGTTGCTCTTTACTTGTATATTTTAAGTAAATTCTTGTAGTATCAATATTGCTATGCCCTAATAAATCTGCTAATAATGCTATATTTTGATATTTCTTTATAAAATTTTTTGCGAAAAAATGTCTAAACATATGTGGATGTATTAAACCCTTTTCAAATTCACATTCATTCTCGGCAAATATTTGCAATGACCTTTGAATTGACCTTAAATTTTGCCATGTTGTTTTCTTGCCACTCCATCTTGAGCAAATAATATAATCATCTCTTTTAATTTCATGCTTATCTAATATCGGCAATATTTCTTCTTGTACTTTGTTTGTAAAATACACTCGTCTTTCCTTATTGCCTTTACCATAAAAATCTATGAAACCATTTTCAATATGCATTCTCTTTATATTAAGCGTTTCACTTATTCTCA